TTGCTGGAACGGGTTCGTGCTCATATTAGACCACCGGCGTATAGATCGTGAAAGTGACGGATTGCCCCGAAGCCTGGAACACCTGGACGTCGAATTTCATGCCCCAGATGGACCAGGCCGGATTGATCAGGGCCGTGACGTTGATCTTGGTGGCCCGCCCCGAGGAGACGAGCCACGCGAGTGCCTCCCGGGCATAAGCGATGGCGAGCCCCTCGTTCCGGGCCGTGTTTTTGGCGCGCTGCAGGAGGTAGAGCCGCGACCCGAAATTCGGGTCCTGGAAGAAACTCCCGCGTTTGACCATCAGGCTCAGATAGACGTTATTGCCCAGGCTCGTCGTCTGGTCGAAAGTCATCTGGGCCTCGGCGCCCTTTATCTGTATGGCGAAGTCCACCGGCATAACTGTTTGTTCCTAAGCCCCGGGCGTGATCGTTCCCGTGGCCGTAATGTTCCCCGTCACCGCCAGGTTCCCCGTTATGGCCATATTCCCCGCGAAGGCCGCGCCACCCGTAACACTCATATTCGTAGGCGCTCCGTTCATCCCGACAACATGGAGGCTGGGCGTCTGCACCTGCACCGATGTGCCCCCGATCACCACGATATTGCGGTTGCGCATGAGGTGCACGCAGTCGCCCTCATCGCTATAGAGCGCCACTTCTCCGCCCACCACGGCCAGCCGGTAGCGCCTATCGTCCGTCGCGATCAGGATAATGTGATTTCCCTCATTGACGATTATCCCTTCCGCGCCGGCCAGGGGAGCCGACGTAAACCCGTAGTGCTGCATATACTCGCGGTCCGTGATCGTCTCATTGACCCTGCCGGATCCCGAGAACCGCTTGATCGCCCCCTCCACCACGCTCGATAAAACGCTTCGAATCAGTTTCATTCAAAAACCTCTTCACCACGATTGACAGTGCCCCGAGTGTCGAACGTCCGCGTCAGTGGTTTCCAGTCGATCTTGAGCCCACGAAGATCACGAAGAAAAGCAACCTGCGCAATTTCGCAAACTGACCCTCTGGTTGCTTGACAAATCACCGTTTCCACTTGACAAACTCCGCATTATGCTTGACCGGCCAGCCGTTTGCGGCTTGCCGCCTTCGTGTTCTTCGTGCGCTTCGTGGTGAAACGCTTTTCGCCGCCGGCGAGTTTGTAAGGCGGCAACCCGGCCGGCGCTCCCAGCGCCTAAGCCACTAACCCCGGCATCCCCAACTTCAAATAAGTGTGGGCCCCCTCATCCTTCCCCATCTCGAACGTACGCCCGTAAATGAGATACGTCCCATTGATCCCCAGGACTTCGTCGTTCACATTGCACAGCTCGTTCGTCGTCCAGGCTTTCCCGTTTTGAGTGTGCCCGGCGGTCTTGTAGCAGAGCGTATATCCGTCGTGTTTCTGCTTCTCCATGAGCATCCGCGCATGGAACGCCGGGCTTTGCTGGTCGTTATTGTCCAGGGCCACGAACGGCTTATAGAAGGGGAACGTCGAGTCCGTAACCGTCGAAGACGTGTTTATGCCCGATGCCGTCAGCGCGTTTGTCCCCTGCTGTTGCCCCATGACCGTCACCTGGCTGAACCGCCGCGAAATATCGTCCGACTCCTCGCCCGAAAGCACATTGTTTTGAGGCCCCGGCTTTTGGCAGGTGAGGCTGAACGCGGCCGCGCCCTGGGCCTTCGGCCGCCCGAAAACAAACGCCCCGTTGGGCAGTGAAAAGAACATGAACCCCCTCGATCTCGCATAGTTGCTCAGCACATCGAAGATCGTCATGCCCGGCTCGACCTGCGCATAGGCCTGAGGCGTATCGATGGCCGAAAGCGAAGCGCCTCCCGCAGCCGCCTGGCCGCTCTTTCTTTTGCTCGCCACCAGCCCCTGCTGGTATTCAATCTGTGACCGGTTGATAAAAGGGGTCTTGGCCAATAGCGTCTGCGCCAGGCCCTGCAGCGTCACGCCCCTCAGGGTCATGAACGTCGTGCAGCATGAGTCGACCAGCAGCCCCATCAAGTCCCGGCCCTCCACCGTCAGTCTTACCCCCGACTTGTCATAGGACCGCCTCACCCTGTCCGTTATGCCCGTGAGCGCCAGCTCGTCGTTGATATAGAGCTTGCACTGCGCGCCCTTCGCAATCGTCGTCTCGGGGCGCGACAGCTCCAGGCAGAACGCGTGGTCGGCCGTGTAGAGATCGGTTTCCACGTGGTAGGATAGAAAATTCGTAATTTTCGTGCCGTTTACGACCAAGCTGATCTGGTCAGTAGCCATCTTTTTCCTCTTGCTGCTGTCGTAGGGGCGGCGTTTATCCCCGCCCGCCGGCTTGTTCCATCAACTTGGCGCCTGTTGGTACACCCAAACCTGCCCGCTCACCGCGTTGGGATTCGAGAGCCCGTCCTTCCGATTCACGGCCCATAGCTGCTCGGCCGTATTGTATGGAAGCCCATACATCAGGCACACCAGGTGCAGCGGCAATGGATTGGCCAGCATCACCTGGATCAAACTCGATCTCTCCAGGAGCTCGCTTTCGACCTGCGCCTGCAGCGCCAGCGCTGCCTCCTTCAGGGAATCCAGAGACGATCCCGCCCCATCGACGCTCGACGCCACGCAGCTCGGGGGCACGTCGTTTGCCCGGGCGAAGTCGATGGCGTTTTGAATGATGGTTCGCACGTCCGAAAGCGTTTGCTGCAGATCCGCCTGCGTCATGAGCTGTGCGCCGGGCACGTCCGGATAGACGTAGTTGCCGAGCATGTCGAAAGCGTTTTCGAGCTGGCTTTGCTCTGCCGTGGTCCAGTTCGCCTGGTCGGCCGCATAGATCGATGCCAGTTCCAGCGCCGCCGCGCTTGCCGCCTGCATCCACAGGAGCTTCGGAATGGTCGCGGTGTTGACGCGGACAGCAGCCGGACTCGCCGCCGGCGACGACGTGAAAGTGGCGATCAGCGCCGTAATGTCTGCCGAAATGGTGGATGACCAGTTCGTCGGGTTGGCCTCGATGCCCTGGCGCCAGAGGATATACCTCTCGCAGCACTGCGCTATCGACTGCGTGAGCATTCCCGGCAGGGTCGGCGCAAAACTGGTCGCAGCCAAAAGGGACGTGGTTGAGTTGGCGACGTTGGGCAGAATAGCGCCCAGGGCCGTTATCCCTTGCGATACGGCCTCCACGAAGCCGTATGCCGGCCAGCTCAGCCCTACGAACTGGCCCAAAATCGCCTCGGCCGGATTCAGCACCGTCGTCGCTACGATGCTCGCCTCCGCGCCCAGAAACGCCATCGCCTCGGCCCCGAACGCCGCGATGGTTTGCAGGATGCACGCCGAAAAAGCGTCCTCGCAGCTCCCCATTACGTCCTGCGCCGGGTAGTCCTGCATCGTCTGGGTCGTCCCGCGCAGGTTTTCGACGAATTCGATATCGACTTCTGCCGTCCGCTCCCTGTCGTCCTGCGTTACCGATACCGTATCCACGCCGCCCATCATCGGCCCATAGGTCGGATGCACGAACTCGAAAAGGGTCTGCTGAGCCAGGCTGTCTATAAAATCTTTATGTTCGTCGTAGGTCTGGTTGCCGGCTGCGTCCCAGAAATAGCACCTGACCCGGATCGTGTGCGCCTTCTGGCCCATGTCTTCGAGCTGCGCCCCGTCCTTATATGGGAACTCGTAGCGGGCAATGGCCTTGGCGAACGTGTCCGAAATCGTCTCGATTTGGAGAGGGAATCCGTTCAGGCTTGCTGGGTATGTGTCCGGCATTACAATACCTCACCACAGAGGCACAGAGAAAAATCACAAATCCTGATTCTTAAAGAATGAAGATTCGGCTCGATCATTAGCCGGCCGCCTTTACGAAATGCTCCGATCCTTCCTCGCACATGAGCCACACGGGCCACATGGAGCCTTCCGGCAGAGGGAACTCGGCTTTCAGTTCCTTCACACAAGCCCGCACGTCCTCATTCGAAGCCACTTCCCTCTGAGCCTTGAATTCAGTATGTCCATCCTTGTATTGCCAGTGGAATTGCAGGATCATAGCTTCTCATTCTCCTTTTTTGGCTTCTCCGAGTGAACCCACCTTTGCCCATCTTCGTATTCTTCATGGACCACGCGGAGAGCACTTTCGGTCTTTTCCCTTCGCCCCAGATCCGCCGCGTTACTAGGCACGATCCTCGCTCTCACCCTCATGCCGCAAGAGGAACAAACGAAGTCTCCATTCTTCCCGGGGTCCAACGCTCCTCTGGGCCATTCATAGGAGGACTGATGGCCGCACTTGGGACAAGGAAGCGACGACAGCTCATCGAATCCCCGCGTGCCCAAGTAAGATTTGGCAAATGACACGCCACCGACCAATGCGAACATGGCCACAACCGCACCAGGCCAAAATCCAAAGAGCGGCACGCAGGGGGCCGCGAAAAGAAATGCGAGAGTATAAAGGATAAAAGAGCGAATAGGCCGCCTCTTCCTTGTGACGTAGCTGCTCGGAATATCTACGAAAGTCTGATAGTCCGCATTGCTTCTGCAATAGGGGCAGATAATTGCAGCCCGGTCGATTTCCCTCCTGCATGCAGCACAAATTTTTCCGCCGCCTTCATTGTCGATGTCCGTTGCCATGACGTTCCCCCATCCACGATTCAGATCAGCCCTTGCTAAGATTGGACCTTGCCGGGCGGCTCATCGCCGCCCGGCGCATTTTACGCGGCGTGGTGCCGCGATCTCGTCGTAATCACAACCTCATCTAAAATGGAACACAAATTGAGCTTCAATCCCTCAGTCCCGACCTCATTCAGATTGAGTGGCCCTTTGCCCCTTTCCAGCAGTTCCAACAGAAACATAACGCGGGCCTCGACATCTCCCAGAGTGAGCTTCAGCATTGGGTCTCCGCTCCGCTTCGCCGCTTCGGCTGCGTCCTGCGCCGCCCTGATCGCCAGGTCCGCATCCTTGCGAAGAGAAGCCACTGTCCTGTGAAACCGCTTCGCCATGTCCCCCTCAGGGCCGAAGAAGCGCTCGTGCAAAACCTCGTAGCACTCTCTCTGGTACACGATCAGCTTTTCGCGCAGCTCGCTGCTGTACCGTACCAAGTCGAGCCGAAACAGCCAGCCGTTCAGTTTGCTCAAGGGGAGGGCGACAACTTCCCGCTCCTTGCCGTCTTCGGCAACCATTGTCATCATAGCAACGGTTGAACTCAGCACCGGGTCCCGCTTGATCCTCCTGAATTGCCCGGACCATTCCAGCCCCAGCCTTTCGCACAGAGGCTTCATCGCCACGTGGTAATCGCCGTTCCTCTCGATGACAGTCACCTTGTCGCCGTGAAACGGAACTTCGCGGACTCTTACGACCTTGGCATCCTTTTCCATCGCACACTCCTTTGTGGTTTTCGCGTTTCCGTGAGCGTTCCCCTGCCGCGAGGCAAAAAAAATCCCGGAGATCTGCGACGCCCACAAAGGAAGCGCCCCCGCCCTCGCGGAATCGGGGAATCTCCGGGATAACAATTTTCGGCCACAAAAAAAGACCACTGACGGGGGCCGCTCCGCCTTTGTGAGTTTCGCAAGTAAAGGATAAGTTTGAGAATGGTCAAATGTCAAGAGTTTTCCCATAGCTCAATCCCCCAAAAAGGACGGCTGCAGGAACCGCCCCCTCTTAAGGTTTATCGTGGTGGTCGTGCTGGGATCGTCCGAGTGCGACGTGACGCGCCCGCTCTGCTCCACGCTGATGTTGATGTTGGTGGTCTTCTTCCCCTGCTTGAGTATCTGCTCGACGCGTCCCACGGCGTCCTCGATAGCCTTGACGTTCCAGACCTTATGGTCGTTCAATATCGAATTCAGAATCCGCTTGCCTTTTTCGTCCCCAATGATGGGGCCGGCTCCCTTATCTTTTCCGCCGCCCATCACTTCGTTTCGGCCTGCCATCTCATCCAATTGCTTGCGGGAATAGAACTGCGCCTGCCACTTTGCATTCTCTTTCGCGGCGTGCTCCGAACCTATCGCCACAATCGACCCGACTACCCCCGCCAGAACCTGAGGCAGAGCAACAAGGGCACCAGCCAAAAGCGTCGTGCCCTTCGCAGCAGCAGCCGCGCCAGCCCCAACAGCCCTCAAACCTCTATCAATGCCCAGTAGGGTCGTTTCCGTCCCGCCAGCGGCGATGCCAAGCCCGCGAAGGACCGCCCCCAAAGAGATAACGCTCCTGATGGCCCGGTACAGCCCGTAGCCGCCGCCCGATAATATGGCTGCCGCGATGCCCCCACCTATGTACTCCATGACCTTCTTGTGCTCTTTGACGAACGAATCGAGCGACCCTACGAGATCGTTGATCGCCACAACTGCCGGGGTCAGCCTCTTCAGCAAAGGGTCGAACGCATCGGCGGTCAGAGTCTGGATCGAACCGGTGAGGGCGCGCACCTGAAAGTTGGCATCCTTGGCCGCAATGGCCTGCTTTTCCGCGATGCTCAACGATTCATCGGCGGTGGCCATGCGCTCCTGGTAGGACCCTTTCCCCTTTTTGCTGAGGTAGGAAGCCATGTATTCGCCACGGCCCTGGAACGCCTGCTTGATGTATCCATCTACCTTCTCTTCGGTCATGCCCTGCGCCGTAAGCCGGCTCCTAAGGCCCTGGAGCTGTTCGACGATCCCTATGATGGGCAGGTGTGTGCCTTTTTTGTCGTAAAAGTGGAGACCCAACGCGTCAAGCGCCTTCTTCTCCTGTTTCGAGGCGCCCATAAGGCGCTGCATGAATTCGAAGAGGCGGCCGCCTGCGTTCGAAGGGTCTCCGCTTTGCGTTGCCGCCACGTCCATCATGGTCAGAGCCTCCCGGTAATTCAGGCCCTTTATCCTGGCGGCAGATCCTCCCATAGCCAGCGCTTGGGCTTGAGTTTCCAAAGCCAGTGGAGAGGAACTGCCGACCTTCTGCATGTAGTCGGCCATTTTAGAAAGCTCGTCGCCCTTAACGTCAAAGATATTCGCACCCGTTGCAACAAGCCTCGCGCCGCCCTCGGCGTCAAGCTTGCCCAGGCTCAGACTCGCTAAGGCGCCGGCCGAATACACAGCTCCCTTTTCATTATAGAGGCTTGCGCGGTCCACGCCGGCCTTGGCCAGCACGGTAGCAGCATTGATCATCTCCTTCTGGCCGAAGGGGAAAAGCAACTGGAGTTTACCCGCCGTGTCGCGAATCTTTTCAAGCTCTTCGTGGAATTTGGCGGCGTTTTCCCCTTGCCGCGCAATGGTCATCTCCAGGTTGGTCATACTCTCTTCCATGTCGGCCGTAGTCGCCATAAGCGGCTTCATCGTATCGAAGAGATACTTCGAGAAAGCCAAAGATTTAAGGCCGGCCCGCATGTGGGAAACCATGTCCTCGAAGTCTTTTTTGACCTTCTGGGCGTCTTTGCCCATGCCCAGGATTTTCCTCTCGAGGGAAAGCACAACGCCCGACGCGGCGTCCACCGCTGTGAAGGTGAGGGCCAATTTCATCGTGTTACTTGACATCTTTCGGCTTCCTTCTCACCAGGGCCTTCCTGGGCTTCTCGGGCGAAGTAAGCTCAAACCATACATCGAGGTACTCGGACGCCTCGAAGACCG